ACTATATGCACAAGAGATGATGACAGAAAATTGTGACCATTTAATGCAACAAGAATTAAAAGAAATGGTTCTCACATATGATGAGGAACTATGGGAAGAATTAGTGGATAATGTCCAGACTACCACGTATGGTCTAGAAGTAGGGGAAACAATTTCATTCCCTGTCCACAAGCCAGACAGTTAACAAACTGGTACACTCATTGCCCCACTCATAGTCAGGCGATGTATAATTAAAGAGTACACCACACAGGAGACCATTTGAAAAGACTTGAACTAATCATGGGTCGCAACATTCCAGACAACGGAAGTGTAACTGATTCAATGATGAACGATTTCATTAAGCGTGAGATCATGCCACATTTTGAGTATGGCACGTTCATAGATGGCGAAGGTCTCTGGAAGGGTGAACTTGAGAACACTAAGATTTTTTATCTTGAGTGTCCAGATAATGAGGTTGAAGAACATCTCCTCTCTATGCACTGCATAGCAGCAGTATATAAGAAACAATTCAGACAGGATTCTGTATTGATTTCCACAGTCCAAACCAACGCAGTTTTTAACTAATGACCTCTTCTACTTCAACCGCTATCAGATATTGGACTGATCACGATCAGTTCAACCCCAGGCGTATCACGTTCAACACTTATGCTAAGGCGTTGGACATGATCACATTTTATAAGGGTGCAGGTATCAGGTGCGAACTTCTTCCACCTGGTTTATAACAAACTGTTAACAGGTGATGGGCAACCGTCACCTTATCCTCTATAATAAGAGTATGAAAAACATTTTCCTTACTAACGCCAACGCTCGCAAAGATCCAGCAGTGATCGCAGCAATGGCATCAATCCTAAAGAGGATGACTGAAGAGCATGACCGCCAAGTGGCAGGAATTGCACCTGAGACCGTTGAGGTTTCACCAGTGAATTTCTTACAGGATGTCTTGGATGACTTGGGCGACCCCCAATGCAGAAACCGAGAACGTGAGGAGTATTTTAGAAATGGTTGGGGCGACAGTCGCAACGGTTGCTTCTAACAGTATAACACACCCTGTCCCAAATGACAGGGTTTTTTTGTGGGTGCGGTGCGTGGGGCGATGCCGAGTGGGACTCCTAACCATTTGAAAGTCTACAACAGTATCCCAACGACATATAAATATTTCTACGAATTTCAATATTCAAAACCTTGATTTTGAAAAAATTTTTCCAGCAAAAAAATGGTCAAAAAAGACGAACCCAATAAAGCATTTAAAATTATGGCTCCAAATACCGACATAGTGGACGTGAAGGCAGAAAGTCCTGACGAAGCTGCCCACCAAGAACTTTTAGAGAATCCGAAGTACGCAGTAGTGGTACACGACAAACAGATTGCAAGAATCGTAGATGCCTTAGAGAACGTAGCAGTTAAACTAAGTGACTTAGATAATAGGTTAAACGAATTGGAAACACAGACAAGGTTTCCGAAGTTCACCCACGATGGTCCGCCCGAACCTCCATCAGGTATTAACTATGGATCCTAGAAATAATTACCAAGAGATACTAGATAACTTTGAACAATTCTGCGATGGATTTGAAGCAGGAGCAGCAAAGCGATTCTCAGGACAAGATGATGACAGCAGACAACCAATTGATAATGCAGAAATTCAACGACAAACTCCAACAGTTGTCAGAGAGATTGACGGTGATGGAACAGAAGATCTCATCACTGGAGAAACCTCGCTTGATGTACCGCCCACCAGCATCACAGGAACATCAGAGTATAGTTGAGACACTTGACTATCTACATAACACAGTAGAGGAGTTGAAGCGATGCCAGGTGGAGTAACACGAGTAGGTGATGCAGTAACTACGAATGATCTGTGTCAGTCAGCAACAACAATTGCTGGACCTGGTGCTTTGAGTGTAATAGTAGATAGTATACCTTGTGCAAGATTGGGTGATCTAACAGCACCCTACCTGTCAGGTGTACCCCCTGTTTGTGTTTCCCTTACCAAACCCATAACTGGACCAGGTGTTCCGAGTGTTATAGTGGGAGGGCAACCTGTTTCGGTAATTGGTGACACTGTTGCTCAGGGATTAGTTGTTTCAGCATCCCTCACAGTACTTGCAGGAACTGGTGGATTGTGATATAATATAGGAAATCATATTATTTTATGGCATTATATTCTAACAATGGTGATCAGTCACCACCAAAACCTAAAAAGACACGTCAAGGCAATTCCCAGAATACGAAGCTTAGTGCGACAGCACGAAATGGGCGTAAGAAAAGATATAGAGGGCAGGGTAGTTAAAAAAATGGCGTGGACTCCGACCAAATCTCCGAAGTAATACAATGTACCAAGCTTTACCGAATGAATTACATGTAAAGAATAGTACCATAGCAGGTCAAGGTCTTTTTGCGAAAGAAGATATACCTGCTATGATGTATCTTGGTGTATCCCACGTGATAGTTAATGGGGAAATCATAAGAACGCCTCTAGGAGGGTTCATAAATCACTCTGAAGACCCCAATTGCGTTAAATGGTCGGATAACCAAGGTGGGTGTAAAGTGTACCATATGAAGACGATTAAAGAAATTAAGCAAGGCGAAGAATTATTTTTAAAATACACCTTTTATAAAGTATGAAAAAACTAAGGGATAATATATTAATCTTTGATATTCCCGAATCTATACAAGAAGAGATTGATTATTGGGTTACTTGTAGTATTAGAGTTAAGAACCATCCTTTAGCAGATATAAGAGCACATGAGAATGTTGGATATCTTTCTAGTGATGGAAGAAAGCATAATTCATATCAATGTGGTGTACCTGCACGTTTGATTGAAGATTCATTTTGGTTGGCATGGGTATTACGATTGACGCATGAACATTGGGGGAAAGGAAGAAATCTCCGTGAGTTCAAATTAAAGAATTGGCCTGGTTATTTTGACAAATATGACCTATGGACTAACTTTGCATATAAAGGAGATGACAATCCTCCGCATAATCATTCAGGGTTTCTATCAGGTGTGATCTACTATAAGAATCATAATCACCCAACTAAATTCTTTGATCTTGGTTGTGAGTATGAAGGAAAGAATGGAACTATGATTATGTTCCCTAGTGATGTAGTACACTGCGTAATGCCATTTCAAGAAGATAAAGAAAGAATAACTTTAGCATTTAACATTGCAGAGACTGAGTTAGTGAGTAAGAACGGATATCAATACTCTGTATAAACTGTCTAAATAACTACTGACTTCGTATATTGTCAGTAAATGGTGGAAGCACTGTCCTTTAAGGACATTAATATTACTTTTAAAAAGCATCCTGTTACTAATGACTTAGTTGTTAGTAGGGATGCTTCTGCTGTTAAACAAGCAATAGTAAATTTGCTATTGACAAATAAAGGTGAGAAATTATTTAATCCTGACTATGGTTCAAACATAAGGAAGTTCTTATTTGAACCATTGGATTATGCTACTGCTGCACAAGTCAAAACAAATATAGAATCAACAATAGGAACTTACGAACCTAGAATTGCCATTGAAGATTTAAGATGTATACCAAATTTTAATGATAATGGTTTTGATGTTGAGATGACTTATACATTAAGAGGTGTAGACACACCACCAACCAACATACAGTTCTTCCTAGCTAGGACGAGATAATGCCATACACCCAGTTAAACAATTTAGACTTCATTGATATTAAAACAGCTCTCAAAGACTATATGAGAGCACAAACAGACTTCACTGACTACGATTTTGAAGGATCTGCTTTAAGTCAAGTGTTGGATGTATTGGCATATAATACGTACTACACAGCGTTCAATACCAATATGGTAGTGAATGAACTATTCCTTGATTCAGCGTCTCTAAGGGATAACGTAGTCTCTCTAGCAAAGCAACTAGGGTATTCTCCCAAATCAAAAACTGCTGCTCAAGCATTAATCAATCTAAGTCTTACCTTTAATAATAATGCTCCTGTATCTGTCACTATAAAAGCAGGTAGTGGATTTGTTACTAACTATGATGGTAGTTTATATCGTTTTATTGTAACAGAAGATTATAGAGAGACTGTTAGTAACGGTACTGTATCGTTTGCTAATTTACCTATTTACGAAGGATCTCTTATTCAGACAAGGACATCTGTTGATTCTAATGCAAAAGGTCAAAGATTTATTATTGATAACCCATCTACTGATATCAATACACTTAAGGTAAGGATTTACGAATCTGCTAATACAACACAGTCTGAATTGTATATCAAAGCAAATAATATATTAGATGTCAATTCAGATGATAAGGTATACTTTGTAAATGAAATAGAAGATGAGAAATATGAAATCTTTTTTGGTGATGGTGTATTAGGGAAAAAACTTGAGGATAATGAGGTTGTTGAACTGAGTTCTGTTGTAACGAATGGTAATATTACTAATGGAGCATCAACCTTTAGATTTAATGGAACTATTGTAGATCAAACCAATTCATTAATACAAGTACCATATAATGTAACAGAATTGACAGTTGTACAAAATGCTAGTGGTGGAGCAGACATTGAGAGTATTGATGATATTAAATACAATGCTCCTAAGTTCTATGGATCTCAAAATAGAGCAGTAACTTCAAATGACTTTGCTTCTATAGTTAGAAACATATATCCATCTGTTAGTGACATTATAGTATTTGGTGGTGAAGATCAAGTACCACCTGCATACGGTAAAGTATTCCTTTCAATTAAACCAACAGATGCACCATCAATATCATCTTATACCAAGAATGAATTAACAGATGAATTGAAGAAGTATACTGTTGCTTCAATTAAACCAGAATTTATTGACCCATCTATTTTATATGTTGAGTTAAATAGTAAGATATACTATAATTCTACAAAGAGTAAATTACTTCCTGCTGAGATGGCAGCAAAGGCTGCCACTGGGATTCAGCAGTATCTACTATCTTCTGGCACAGAAAAATTTAAAGGTAAATTTAGATATAGTAAATTTATCAGTGTTATTGATAGCGTAGATCGTTCTATCAATTCAAATGATACTAGTATTACTATAAGAAAGGATTTTATAGCACAGATAAATTCATCTTCATATTATGAAGTATGTTATCAAAATCCTTTCCTTGTAGATTGTGATAATCCTGTTGTATCATCTACTGGTATGACAGTCTTTGAGTATCCTAATTACACATCATACCTTGAAGATAGAAAAGGTAAAATAGTCCTATATAGACTAGATTCCTTAAGTGGTGAAAAGGTTCTATTGAATGATTCAATAGGAACTGTTGATTATACTAAAGGTGAAATACAACTTTATGACTTCACTATTTTAAAAAGCAGTTTTTCTGATAATCGTATTGAATTGCGAGTAAAACCTGCTAATAAAGATATTGAAGTAAAGCGTGAGGCATATCTAGATGTAGATGTGTCAAATAGTAAATTCGTTGCGTATAAAGAGTAGTGCCTAAATCTGCGAATAAAGTCTCAACTTTAATTGAGTCACAATTACCTGATTTTATTAATGAGGAGTATGAACTGTTTTCTAAGTTCATACAGAAGTATTATGAGCAGCTTGAGATTCAAGGTCAACCATTAGATATTGTCAACAATCTTACAACTTACCGTGACATTGATTTCTATGAGAAGAATCTATTAGTACAGGGTACTACACTTAATGGATTGGTACTTGATTCAGATACTACTATTACTGTAGATGATGCTACTTCATTTCCAAAGCAAGGTGGATACATTAAAATAGATGATGAAATATGTTTCTATACTAGTAGAACAAATACAGAATTTTTAGAAGTTAGTCGTGGAGTAAGTGGTAATAGTACTTTAGGTGATCTTTATGAGAAGAGTACTTTTATTACTACACAGTCTGCAAGTCATGTAGATGGATCTACAGTAAGTAATATCAGTAATCTATTCTTATATGCATTTGTAAAGAGTTTTGAAAAGCAGTATCTGTCTGATTTTCCAGAAGAGTATTTAAAAGGTAATGTAGATAAGAGAACTCTTATTAAAAATATTAGTTCTTTTTACCAATCAAAGGGAACAGACAACTCAATCAAATTTTTATTTAAGTGTTTAGTTGATCTTGGTGGAACAAATCCTGAAGTTGCATACCCAAGAGATTTTACTTTAAAACCTTCAGAATCTAATTGGGTACAATCATATTCAATTAAAGCAAAAGTTGTTTCAGGAACACCAACTAATCTAATTGGTAAGAAGATAGTACAGGATATTGAAGGTTCTTATGCATCTGCTGTAGTTGATAACGTTAGATATTCTGGTAAGTTTGATGGTGAGG